CCCGCGAACATGTAACTCGTTCGGAGATGACCACGCTGGTTGATAAGTTAGGAGACCGGTTTGACCGGGCCTTCGAGCGCCTTGAAGCTAAAGTTGAAGAGATAGGAAGGACAAAGTCATGATGGATAAGAAGAAAAAGTCAACGCCCCCACAGCCATCCGCTGCTGATCGTGCGTCAGATGCTAAGTTCCGTAAGTCTGTAAAAGACCTTAAGGTTACACCAGAAAATGCTGCGGCTATCGGGCGTGGAAACCGTTCTCCGGGTATGGCGAAAGGTGGTAAGGCTATGCCATTCGCAGCAACTAAGTTCGGTAAGGCTCTCGTCAAGAAGTCTGCTGACACCAAGGGTCGTGCAATGGTCAAGAAGGCCGGTGGCGGCAAGTGCTATGCCGAAGGCGGTTCAGTCTCCTCTGCCTCTAAGCGTGCCGATGGCTGCGCGACCAAGGGTAAAACCAAGGGTAAGATGTTGGCAATGGGTGGCATGGCTGGCTACAAGCGTGGTGGGAAAACCTGCTAATGCGCGCTTGTCGTGGCATGGGGGCGATGAACCCTTCCAAAATGCCGGGCAAAAAGACGATCAAACGGAAGGACAATCCTGATGATGTCTCGATGTACGCAAAGGGGGGTAAAGCAAAGCTTGACATCTCCAAAGCGATCAAAAAGCCCGGCGCACTCCGTGCGCAGCTTGGCACTCCTGAGGGTAAGAAAATCCCAGCAGGAAAGCTTGCTAAAGCCGCTAAGGCCCCCGGTAAGCTAGGCCAACGTGCACGGTTTGCGCAGATGTTGAAGGGCTTCAAGAAAGGCAAGTAGATGGCTAAAGGTGGTTCACCGATGGGCGGTATGTTCCAACAAGGCGGCTTCGGCGGCTTTGGTGGTCAGCCGCGCTTTGGTGGCGGCTTTGGTGGTCAACAGGGCGGCTTCGGCGGCGGCTTCGGTGGTGGCTTCGGTGGTGGCTTTGGCGGTCAGCAGGGTGGCTTTGGTGGTTTTGGCGGTTTTGGCGTTTCCAATACGATGGCGCAGCGCGCAGTGATGCCTCAACAACAGGGCTTCGGTGGTGGCTTCGGTGGTTTCGGTGGCTTTAACCAGATGCCCCAGCAACAGCAGCGCTTTAATCCGATGCCCCAGCAGGGCTTTGGTAACACCTTTGCACGTACGATGCCGCCCCAGCAGCAAGGCGGTTTTGGTAGTACTCCTGCGCGTATGATGCCCCAGCAGGGTTCTAGTGGGGGGTTCCAACCTTCACGGCAGCGTCTTAATTCGGCATTCCAACAGGATTTTAGCGGAAATTATGGTACGTCTCAGCCGCAAGGGTTTGCTCCGTTTAACCCCAATTTCGGGTCGCCTCTGGATAATTATTACAGGCTTGACCAAGAATCCCGAGCTAGGTCTGCTGAAGCAAACCGGATAGCACAGGCACGTGTGGCGGCACCACAACCAAACCGATCCTTTACGAGTCGGGAAAGCATTTCCAAACTACTTCAAGGCACACAACCACCACCCCTTCCACAGGATTTAAATTTTGGTGATTTTAACTTCGCCAATGATTTTAGCTTTGGTGGTGGCTTTGGCGGTGGTGTTGACCGTGGCTTTAACGACTTTAGGGGTCCGCCACGGGCGTATGAGCAGCAACAGCAGCAGCCGCAGGTGTATGAGCAGCCGCAACAACAAGATGATTTTAGGACGGATTTCCCAGCGCCCAATCCCGGTTTCGGTGGTGTTGATCGAGGGTTTAGCGGTCCGCCACGGGCGTACGAGCAGCAGGTATATGAGCAGCCGCAAACACCACAGATACCCCAAATACCACAAGATGGTTTTAGTACTGATTTCCCAGCGGCCAATTCCGGTTTCGGCGGTGTTGATCGGGGCTTTAGCGGTCCCTCGCGGGCGTACGAGCAGCAGACATACGAGCAGCCTCAGGTATATGAGCAGCCTCAGGTATATGAGCAGCCGCAGCAGAATTTTAGTGGTTTAGGTGGGCTATTCCAGCAGATGCAGCCGCAGGCGTATGAGCCACCGCAGGTGTACGAGCAGTCGCAGCCACAGGATTTTAGTGACTTTAGGGGTCCGCCACAGGCGTACGAGCAGCAGGTATACGAGCAACAGATGTATACGCAGCCTCAGGTATACGAGCAGCCTCAGGTATATGAGCAGCCACAGCCGCAGACGTATGAGCAGCAAGTGTACGAGCAGCCTCAGGTATACGAGCAGCAAGTGTACGAGCAGCCTCAGGTATATGAGCAGCAAGTGTACGAGCAGCCGCAGATGTATAATCAGCCACCTCCTAACCCGTACGCGCAGCAAACTTACGAAGAAGACCCACGTATGCAGGCTATGCGTGATATGCAGCGTATGGGTTTCAATGATTCCAACGATTTCAACAGTTTCAATGAGTTCTAAGTATGGCACGGTCGGACGAACCTAAATGGAAACGCATTGTTGCTAGTGTAAAAGCTGGCACCAAGGGTGGTAACGCAGGTCAATGGTCCGCCCGTAAAGCCCAGCTTGCGACCCAGCGGTATAAGAAGTCTGGCGGGAGCTACAGCGGCCCGAAGACAGAAGCGCAGAAATCCTTGTCCAAATGGGGTAAGGAAGACTGGGGGACCAAGTCAGGCAAACCGTCTACTCAAGGGCCGAAAGCTACGGGCGAGCGCTACTTACCCAAGAAAGCACGTGAGGCTTTGAGTTCGAAGGAATACTCTGCTACAAGTAGAGCGAAGCGCGAGGGTACAAAGGCAGGCAAACAGTTCGTCAAGCAGCCAAAGGCCATAGCGAAGAAGACAAAGGGATTCAGGTAATGTCTAAAGGCGGTTCACCAATGGGAGGCGGCTTCGGCGGTCAGCAACAGCAAGGCGGCTTTGGTGGCGGCTTTGGTGGCCAGCGCTTTAACCAGATGCCTCAACAGCAGCAGGGTGGCTTTGGCGGTCAGCAAGGTGGCTTTGGTAACACCTTTGCGCGTACAATGCCGCCCCAGCAGGGCTTTGGCGGTGGTTTCGACCCCGGGGGTGTTCGCAGTACTCCTGTTACACCTCCTCGTCAGCAGGGCTTTGGTAGCAGCCTCGGCAGCTTCCTTGGTGGGCAGGGCTTTAATATGCCCCAGCAGCGGCAGCAAGATATGTTCACGCCGCAGATAGGCCGAAGAGGACCCCAGCAGGATTTTGGTCAATCTCAAGCTGCATCTCAGGTTGTGGCGCAGCCGGGTGGTAATCTCTTAGGCGGTGCATTTTTTGGAGGCGGTTCGCAACCGGTTTTGGGTACGCCGGGTGGTAATCTTGTCGGGGGCATGGACCCTCGTGTGCTCCGACCAAATGTCAATCGCTCATTATCGCAACAGCAGATGCCACCCAACCCGTATGCGCAGCAAGTACGTCAAGAAGACCCACGTATGCAAGCTATGCGTATGATGCAGCGTATGAACTTCGGTGGCGGTGGAGGATACAACTTCTAATGACCACATCAGGCACCACAGGATTTAATCTTAATCTCAACGAGCTTGTTGAGGAAGCGTTCGAGCGTTGCGGTGCCGAGCTTCGGACGGGCTATGACCTGCGTACAGCGCGGCGCAGCCTTAACCTGCTCACCATTGAGTGGGCAAACCGGGGTATTAACCTATGGACCATCGAGCAGGGCGAAATCCCCATGGTTCAGGGGCAGATTGTTTATCCACTCCCAGTTGATACCATTGATCTACTCGACCACGTGGTCCGCACCCAGACTGGTCAAGGCCAGACGGACATCAACATTTCGCGGATTAGCATCGACACATACTCGACGATCCCGAACAAAAATGCTCAAGGGCGTCCTATCCAAGTGTGGATTAACCGTCAGTCAGGCGCGACCTATCCGCCCGGTGGACGGCCCGAAGGCACAAACCCTAGCACAGGCGTGGACCACCCAAGCATCAACGTCTGGCCTGCCCCAGAGCAGTCCAACTATTACACCTTTGTCTATTGGCGCTTGCGCCGTTTACAGGATGCTGGCGATGGCGTTACTACGCAAGATATACCGTTTAGGTTCCTCCCTTGTATGGTGGCTGGTCTCGCGTATCACTTATCCCTCAAGGTCCCCGGCGCGCTTGAGCGTTCTAATGGGTTGAAAGCACAATACGAAGAGTTGTGGCTACAAGCTGCTGACGAGGATCGCGAGAAGGCGTCGTTGCGTATCGCACCGCGCCAGATGTTCTATTAAGGAGAAGCAATGCCAAATAGGTTTGCCTCCGGTAAATATGCGATCTCACAGTGTGACCGCTGTGGGTTCCGCTATAAGCTGAAGCAGCTTCGGCGTCTCGTCATCAAGACGAAGAACGTCAATATACTCGTGTGCCCGTCATGCTGGGAACCAGATCAGCCACAGCTTCAACTTGGTATGTACCCGGTTGATGATCCTCAGGCGCTGCGTAACCCGCGTCCGGACACGACATATTTCCAAGGCGGTCTGACTGGTCTGCGGATCGAGACCCAAGGTGAAGTACCCAATGACA